TCCGCCATATTTTATTGTATTCATTAAAGGGTTATCCTGATTAGATGTGGTCATTATTTTTAACTTATCGTTATTAGTTACAACTAACCATACCCAACCTGAACCAAATTTAGATTTAGCTTTCTTTTCAAATTGTTGTTTAAACTCATCATAAGAACCAAAATCTTCTTTAATTTTTCTAAGTATTGGTCCATAAACCCGAGTATTTTTTGGTGTTAACATTTTCCAAAATAAAGCATGATTAAATGCTCCACCCGCATTATCTTTTATACTGTTATTAAATCTATTAATTCCTTTTACAATTTGTTCTAAATCTAAGTCAGTTCCTTTTTTCTTTTCGATAGCTTTGTTTAGCTTATCTACATACCCCTTGTAATGTTTATTGTAGTGTACATACATTGTCTCTTTATCGATAAATGTATCTAAGGCAGAATAGGAGTAGGGTAATTTTTCAATACCAATTTTCTTCATTTCTAATAAAATTTGTTTGCGTGTTGATTCTGTTGTAGATTCCTCAACTGTTACTTTTTCTACAACATCTTTGTTGATTTCTTCTTCGAGTTGTTTAACTCTTTCTTGTAATTTCCTAAAACTCATCTAAAGCTTTTACATATAAATAACTCTTAGATGGAAAAAAATTAAACTCTTCTTTGCGAAATTTCATTTAATATTTCTTCTAAGGTGTCACCCTTCCCTTCATTATCACCCATAACAGTTTCGAATATGTTTTTCTTTTTTGATAATATATCATAGATAACACCTTCAATTGAATTTTCAAATATTGGGTAAAAAACAGATACGTTTGATTTTTGTCCGTATCTATAGGCTCGGTCTTCTGCTTGTGCGTGGTCAGAAGGTACAAAGGATAGGTCGTTCATGATTACAGCTTCTGCGGCGGTTAGTGTTATACCTACGCCAGCGGCTTTTAGGTTACCCACAAAAACTTTTATCTTTTCGTTTTCTTGGAATTGGTCCACAGAATATTGACGTGCGGGTTTAGACATACTACCGTCAAGTGTCACCGCAGATTTACCAAAATGTTCTTTAATCATATTCAATGTGTTGGTAAAGTTTGTGAATATGATAACTTTTTTTCCTTGTTCAATAATGTTTTCGGCGATTTCACAAGTTTCTTTTACTTTGTTTTCGGCAATAACTTGTCTTACCTTCATTAGTTTTGAGAATTGAACAGTTAAGGATGAAGATTCATCAGATTGTTCATACCAATCATAATATTCACCCATAAGTTGTTCGTAGTCTTTAGACTTAAGTCTTAGGTAAACGGGTGTTATAATCTTATCTGGTAAATCTAAAATGTCTTCTTTTAGTCTTCTAAGTACGTGGGTTTTAGTTCTGTCCCTTAATTCTTCAAGGTTATCTGCCCCTTGAACATTCCATACTTTTCGTTTACCAACGGTGAACTGATAACCATTACAATATCTTTTAACATATGCCATCCAATTATAAGCAACAGGACTATCTACTAAGTTTAAAAGGTTGTAATAGTTCATTGGTCGAGAGGTCATTGGTGTTCCTGTTAATAACCATACTCTACCTACTTTTCTACAAATGTCGTTTACTATTTTTGTTCTTTGTGCTTGTGAGTTTTGAATGTAGTGCGCCTCATCAACTACAACTAAATCAAAACCTTCATTTAATATCGTTGATTCTTCAGGTACTTTCGGGTCATAAAAGTTTTTTAGAATATCATAATTGATAATCATATAATCCGCACTTTCCCAATTCTTACCCTCTATTATTGAAATGGACTTATCAGTATAGTTTTGTATCTCCCTCATCCAGTTAATCTTTAAAGATGCTGGACATATTATTAAAACCTTTTCAGACCCTGATTCAAGAGATGCTATAACGGTTGAAGTAGTTTTTCCCAAACCCATATCATCTGCCAAAATATATTTTTCATTTGCTACTAATTTTTCTATTGCTTCTTTTTGATGTGATAGTGGTGGTCTGTGTGTGTACCTTTCATAGTCAATATCAACCTTATGTTCTTTTTTTCCTATGATGGCGGCTTTAGGTAACCAAAAATCATGTAACTCTTCAGACTCAAATAATTTACCCCATATATGAAACGCTTTGTCTTTTTCTACTAAAAGTTTTTCTATATAAATTTTTTCAGGTTCTTTTGTTAGAAGTTTATCTTCCATCATTCTTTTTGCAAAATAAGAATCTAATGGAACCCACTTTCTTGCTATTTTTGGGACAACATCTTTATATGTGTTTATGTAGTCGGCTTGTGCTCGAGTAATCTTAAAATTTTTAGAATTTTCTTTTTTCTTTTTTATATCAAGAATATAGTTATTAAAACCTTCGTATTCTTCAAGTACACGAATGGCTTTAACTTCAGGTATTTTTGAAAATGTTTCAGAGTTTTCTTGCATGATACAAATAAATTTAAATATAATCAAAAACTAAATATTTATCAATATATGACACAGAGAAGAGTACCAATAACGCGTTTGAACAAGTTTTTTGGCTCCGAAGACTTTAATCTCGAAATTGATATGGGTCGAGAATGGTTGAATGGAGACATGAACTTCACTCTTGTATTGTACAGTGTCGATACTCAAAGAACCGTTAAAGATGATGTTTACGGTGAGGTAAGTTCTGACGGTGTTCAATTTAAGTCTCCCGTTGAATTTAATGCATTAGTACGAATTGAAGCTCCAACAAATGATTTTATTAATGGGAGTAGAATATTACAAAATGAACCAGGTAATTTAGTGTTTTCAGTTTATACTAAAGAATTAGATGAAAAAGACATTGATATTAAGTTAGGTGACTATATTGGGTATTGGATTCGTGAAAACGAAATTAAATATTATTCTGTTGTTGATGCGGCAACACCTGACTATGATAATAAACACACTTATGGTGGATATAGAAGTTTTTATTATACTTACACTGCAACACCTGTGTCTGAAAATGAATTTAGAGGATTATAATGGCATTACCAAAACAAGTTAAAAAGTATCTACCCCTTACACCTGAAAAACAGTTGTTAGAGAGAAGGGAACAACTTTTGGAATATATTCAAAAGGATGGAACTTATTTGCCGAAAGGAATTTTACATGCCGATTTAGATAGGGGTATGTTGGATTTTGTTCGTGATGAATTAGAGTGTGTTGTGGACGGAAAGAAAGTTCACAATATTGATTTAATTATAACTTTACAGAATTGGGCTCAGTTTTCTCAAACTTGGAACACAGAAGATTTGAATGGTAATGTTCAATTACCGTTTATTACGACTGTTCGTCAACCTGAAGTTCCATATGGAAGTAATCCTTCATTACAATACACCATACCAAACAGAAAAGAGTTTTTATATGCTCAAGTTCCAACTTGGGATGGTACACGAAAGGGTATGGATATTTACAAAATACCTCAGCCGGTTCCTGTTGATATTACATATGATGTTAAAATTGTTTGTAATAGAATGAGAGAGTTGAACCAATTTAACAAAATTATACTACAAAAGTTTAGTTCTCGCCAAGCATATACCTTTATTAAAGGACATTACATTCCAATTATATTGAATAGTGTTTCAGATAATTCTGTTACCGAAGTTAACAAAAGAAAGTTTTACGTTCAAAATTATAACTTTACTATGTTAGGATTTTTAATGGACGAGGAAGAGTTCCAAATCTCACCAGCAATTACAAGAGCATTGACAATGTTCGAGGTTGAAACTAAAAAAGGTTCAAGAAAGGCATCACAATATCCGTCAAGACCCGACAATTTTGATTTAGATATATTATTTAGTGAATCACAAACCGAAAAAAGTGAAATTTTTAGATATACTGTAGACTTATTAGTAAACACAACAGATAACGTATCATCGTATGATGTTTACATTAACGGTGATTATGTTGGTGAGGATATATCTACAATACAAATAACAGATGGAGATTTAATTAGAATTGTAATTACTAAATCTGATGGTAGTAAAAGTGCGTCTATTAATACTACGGCATATATTAAATAATTATTCTCCGTATATATCCTTCTTTTTCTTACATTTTTCCAAAATTAGTTTTTCCAAAAACTTATACATTTTCAATCCATTATCATCACAATATGTTTTGAGTACTTGGTGAACCTCTTTTGATATTTTTAAGTTTTTAATTTCAGACATAATTAGATAGGTAGAAAAAAGGCAGAATAAATTCTCCCTAATAATAAATATTCCCTTTAAGTAAATGTATTTTGTAGTTTTTGTAAATATTTATCTATAAAAATAAATCAAAAAGAAATAAAAATTAAATGGCAACATCAAACAAAGTATTCGTTTCTCCTGGTGTTTACACTTCTGAAAGAGATTTAAGTTTCGTGGCTCAGAGTGTGGGTGTAACTACATTAGGAATTGTTGGTGAGACCCTACAGGGACCAGCATTCGAACCAATTTTCATCACAAATTTTGATGAATTTCAAACGTATTTCGGTGGTACAACACCGCAAAAATTCGTAAACACACAAATACCTAAATATGAGGCTGCGTATATTGCTAAGGCATATCTACAACAGTCTAATCAACTTTTTGTTACAAGAGTATTGGGTTTAAATGGTTACGACGCAGGTCCATCTTGGTCTATAACTACTGTTGCAAACGTAGATTCTTCTACAGTTTCAGCAACGGGTGCTACAGGTCCTGAGACTTTAACATTCTCAGGTAATACCGGTGGTACTATAAACTTTACTTCAGTTCCTGCAACATTAACTAATAAATTCTATCAAACATATACAACATTTGATGGTGGTACATCTTCAATCTCTGACGATTTCAAAGGATATATCTTACCAGTATTATTAGATACTAACTCTTCAGGTGGAACTGCATATTTTTGGGGTACTGTAAGTGGTGGTACATATGATAATGTGGTTGCTGTTAATAGTAACTTTAGTGCTGCTACTGAAACTTACGGTGTTTCAGGTTTAACCGCAGACACTGCTACATTTACAAGTCCAAGTGACGACCCCTGGTATTATTCATTATTTGATAATCAAGGTGACCAAACTTATTATGGTTTTGGTTTTGGTGCGGCTTTCCGTCCAGCAGGTACAGGATTAGTTGACAACGGTTCTGGAGATTTTACAGGTAGTATTTATATCTATTATACAAAGTATAGTGGTGATTCTTATACTGATTATGATGATGTTGTAATAGCAACTTTACGTTCTCGTGGTGTTACTACTGATTCATCAGGAGGTCCTGTTTATACTGTTACAGGTACAAGTGATGTTCGGTTAGTTACTACAGGTGCATATTCAGGTGTTTCTAAAAACCCTAAATTAACATTCCAAGTTTCAGGTATTACTAGTGGTAGTGAAACATTTACGTTTAATACTTCATTTGATTCTTCAGATACAAACTACATTAGTAAAGTATTTGGTAAGGGTAACTTCTCAAAACCAAGAACTGAGGTTCCTTTATTCTTAGAAGAAGTATTCCAAACAACATTAAATGATTCATATAACAATGGTTATATTAGAGGTATTAATGCTGATTTAATTGCGTTACCTGAATCAAGAGGGTTGGATACTACATCAATTGCGTGGTATTTGAACAATTACCAAACACCATCAACACCATACATCGTTTCTGAACTTCGTGGTAATACAGTTTATAGGTTATTTAGATTTACATTAATCTCTGATGGTAGTGCGGCTAATAGACAAGTTAAAGTTTCTATTGCTAACATGCAATTCAGTAATGGTACATTTGATATCATTGTTAGAGATTTCTTTGACACGGATTCTAATCCTGTAGTTTTAGAGAAATTCACTAACTGTACTATGAACCCAACACAAAATTCATATGTAGCACAAAGAGTTGGTACATCAAACGGTGAGTATGAGTTAAAGTCTAGATTTATCATGGTTGATATGGATGAAGACCATCCTGTTGATGCTCTTCCTTGTGGATTTGAGGGTTATAACTTTAGAAGTTACTCTGGAGCTAAAAATCCATTCCCTGTTTACAAGACAAAATACAATAATCCTGGTGATATCATCTACAACCCACCATTCGGAGCATCAACAGGTGCTGACAATGTTGTGAGAAGTGCTGGTGATAGAGTTAGAAAAACATACTTAGGTTTCTCATCAACTGTAGGTATTGACCCTGATTTCTTTGAGTACAAAGGAAAACAAGTTCCAACATCATCTGATGGTGAAGGTACAGATTGGTCAGTATTGACTAAAGGTTTCCACATGGATTCAGGTGCTACTGTTGTTACAATTTCAGGTGGTTACTCAACTTCAGGTACTTCGGCGTTCGAAGTGGGTGACGCATCATTCCAAACTGACCCTCAAAGTAATACAAACCCATACTACTCATTGGCTGCTAGAAAGTTCACATTATTGGCTCAAGGTGGTTTTGACGGATGGGATATCTACAGAGAGTACAGAACAAACGGTGATTCATTCTCATTAGGTAATACAGGTTTCTTAAAAGGTAACAGTTCAACTTCAATCACATATCCTGATTCTACAGGGTGGGGTTACTTCAAACCAATTACAGGTCCTGACCAACAACAATGGGCTAACACTGACTACTACGCATACTTGTGGGGTCAGACAACATTCTCTAACCCTGAGGCGGTAAACATTAACGTGTTTGCAACACCAGGTATCGATTTTGTAAATAACGCTTCGTTGGTAAATGACGCAATTGAAATGGTTGAAACAGATAGAGCGGATTCAGTTTATATCTTAACTGCACCTGATTACGACATGTACTCACCTAACACCGCAGATTTCGATACTCAATTCATCTATCCTGAGGAATTGGTTGACTTGTTAGACGATTCAGGTATTGATTCTAACTATAGTGCAACTTACTACCCCTGGATTTTGACAAGAGATACAGATAACAACACACAAATCTACTTACCACCAACAGGTGAAGTTGTAAGAAACTTGGCGTTGACTGATAACATTGCATTCCCCTGGTTCGCATCTGCGGGTTACACAAGAGGTATTGTAAATGCTGTTAAAGCACGTAAGAAGTTAACACAAGATGATAGAGACACTCTTTACAAGGGTAGAATTAACCCAATTGCAACATTCTCTGATGTAGGTACTGTAATTTGGGGTAACAAAACTCTTCAAATCAAAGAGTCGGCTCTTGACAGAATTAACGTAAGAAGATTGTTGTTACAAGCTCGTAAGTTGATTTCAGCTGTGGCAGTTAGATTGTTATTCGAACAAAATGACGAGAAAGTAAGACAACAGTTCTTGGATTCGGTTAACCCAATCTTGGATTCAATCCGTAGAGATAGAGGTTTAATTGACTTCCGTGTGACTGTATCAAACACTCCTGAGGATTTAGATTCAAATACTTTAACAGGTAAGATTTATCTAAAACCAACAAGAGCTCTTGAATTCATCGACATCGAATTCTTGATTACTCCAACAGGAGCATCATTCGAAAATATCTAATATAGATAATTAATAAAAAAAGGGGGAGCGAAAGTTCCCCCTTTATAGCCTTAAAAACAAAAAAATGGAATTCAATAAAAAAACTTTAAACGAAGCATTATCAATAGAAAATTCAGGAAAGAAGACTTTCTCTGAAAAACCACAAAACATTGTTATATCTGAAGAACAATTAGAAAGATTAATTCAAAAGGTCACTAAAGGTAAAAAATGAATTTAAAACAAATCATTAAAGAGTACGCCGAAGAAAAACAACTTCGTGAAGGGTTTGATGAAGAAGGTCAACCTGACTTAAAGTACTATGCTTTTGACTGGGATGATAATATTGTAACAATGCCCACCCGTATTGTATTATCAACTGAAGACGGTGAAGAAGTAGGTATGAGTACTGAAGATTTTGCTGAATACCGTGAGAGTATAGGTAAAGAACCATTCGATTATAAAGGTAAAAAGATTGTTGGATATGCTGAAAACCCATATCGTAATTTTGGTGTTTCAGGAGATAAAGCATTTATTGTTGATTCTATGTTAGCAAAACCAGGTCCATCATGGAATGATTTTGTTGAGGCAATAAATGGGGGGTCCATTTTTTCTATTATCACCGCAAGGGGTCACAACCCTAAAACTCTTCGTGAGGCGGTTTACAATATGATTGTTACCGACCACAATGGTATCAGTAAGAATGAATTATTAAATAATTTAAAAAGATATCGTGAATATTTTGATGAAACAAAAATGAGTGACAAAGAAATGATTGACTTTTATTTGGATTTGGCAAAGTTTCACCCCGTAACTTATGGTGAGGGGAGTGCTGCGAATCCTGAGGAGGGTAAGATTGTTGCTTTAAGAAACTTCCTTTCGTATGTCAAAAATATGGCACAAGAGCTCGGGGAGAAGGCTTATTTTAAGAACGACATCAAAAACAATTTTGTACCTATGATTGGATTTTCTGATGATGACGCTAGAAACATCGAAAAAATAAAAGATTTTCTAGATGCAGAAGATACTGATAAACTAGTTAAAACATATTTAACAAAAGGAGGAGAAAAACAAGAAGTATAAATTATTTCAGTAATTCTGGGCTCATTCTATGAGTAATTGAATTCTAAAATAAAGTAAATAGAAAAATTTTTCAAACTCATAATATTTATAAGAAATAAACAAAAGAAAAAATTTAAAACCAAAATACTATGGCAGACTTATTAATGAAAATGCCCACACCGTATGAACCAAAAAGAAAGAATCGATTTATCCTTTCTTTTCCTTCATCATTGGGTATCAACTCTTGGTACGTAGAATCAACTTCACGTCCACAGATTACAATTGGAGCTACAGAGATTCCATTTTTGAACACATCAACATACGTGGCAGGAAGATTTAATTGGAACACAATTAATGTAACCTTCCGTGACCCAATCGGACCTTCAGCGGCACAAGCTCTTATGGAGTGGGTTCGTTTACACGCTGAATCAGTAACAGGTCGTATGGGTTATGCTGCAGGTTATAAGAAAGACATTGACTTAGAAATGTTGGACCCAACAGGTGTTGCAGTTGAAAAGTGGATATTACAGGGAACATTCTTAACTGATGTTAACTTTGACTCGTTAGGGTATAGTGAAGAGAACTTGGCAACTATTACGGCAACTCTTCGTCCTGATAGATGTATTTTGGTTTACTAATTTAATATTTACGAAAAAAAGTATTTTGTTATATTTAACCATAGGGGAAACCCTATGGTTTTTTTATTTAAAATAATATGGATACAGCAGCACAATACGGTCAAATGGATATGAACCTACCACATGATGTGGTTAAATTACCTTCGGGTGGAAAATTCTATAAAAACAAAAAATCATCAATTAAGGTTGGTTACTTAACAGCCAATGATGAAAACATTTTAATGTCACCAAACATTATTCAATCTGAGGGTATCATTAAAACGTTATTAAAACAAAAAATTTATGAACCTAATTTTAATGTTAGTGAATTAATTGATGGGGATGTCCAAGCTATTTTATTGTTTTTAAGAAATACTGCATTTGGTACTGAATATAGGGTTTCAACTATCGACCCAGTTACTCAAAAAACTTTTGAGACTGTTATAAATTTAGATGAGGTTAATTTTATTGAACCCGAATTGCAGACAAATGAAAAAGGGTTAATAGGTATAACATTACCAACATCAGGTAAGGTAGTTGAGTGTAGATTGTTAAATATTGGTGAGCAAGAAGAAATTGATAAATTGACTGCTCAATATCCTGAAGGTATGATAGCACCAATAGCCACAAAAAGATTAGAAAAACAAATTGTAACATTAAATGGTGATGATAATAAACAAAATATATCAGTGTTTATTACTCAAATGCCAATATCAGACGCCAAATACATTAGACAACAACTAAGGTTGGCAGAACCAAGACTTGATTTAAGGAAAGAAATTATAGCCCCGTCAGGAGAAAAAGTGTTTGTTAATGTCACTTTCGGGGCGGAGTTTTTTCGACCTTTCTTCTGATTATAAAAAAAATCAATTAGACGAAATTTATTATTTATGTAGACATGCGAATTTTTCATATTCGGATATTCTTACTATGCCTGTTTTTGAAAGAAAATATTTTATCAATAAACTTGTGGAAGAATTTGATAAAAGAAATGAAATGATAGAAAAGCAAAAAAATAAACAATAATC